ATTCACCCATCTCTTCTAGAGCGCGATCCTCGTCCTCTTCGAGATATGGGTCATCGAATGGAGCGACAATCGGATCACCCATTGGGTCCCATCTCCTTTTCTTGCTGCGCCTGACGGATCAGACGGAACAAGGCAGGAGAGGGCCACACTGCAGCCATCGCCTGAAGCATCATCACAGTGTCATTTGGTGCTGACTGGGGTGTCCCTGCGCCTGGGCCGAATGGGATACCAGAGGTGTTTGCTTCGAGCGGTCGGTCGGTCGGTCCGAATGCTGACAACGGTTGAACTGGCTGCGGACGGGAGGCGCCCCCGGTTGCTGGGGAACCTCCCCCCGCAGCCATCGGTGCCGCAGCCTGCTGTTGGGCGAGCTGCTGACGTTGGCCCTGAAACTCAGCCGGGAATGACCGGACGGGCTGACCAGGCCCACCATCGGTTCTACGCGAGAGTGCCCCTGGACCCGAAACGGGTGCAGGGGATGAAGGGGTTCTCGGGCCTCCGCGACCTTGTCTCTGTCGAGCCATACCGATCCTTAGAGTCTGCCAACGGTCTGGACCCCAGCTTCAGACGATCCATTGGCTTCGAGCCTACTGAGTACCGTCGCCACATCAGGACTCTGCCCATCGAACGGGTCAGGTGCCTGATCCTGCAGGAACTGCTGTTCCTCTGGCGACTGCTGGGGAGCCTCGGGCGTGTGGTACTTCTTCAAGATGTCTTCGATCTTGTCAGGGTCCTGCATGATTTCGATGAGTGACATCTTCGCTGCTGCAGCCTTCATCGGGTCTTGTGGGTCCTGAGCCTCTGCCAGCAGAATCTGTGAGAGGGCTTCCTCAGCTCCGTCCGCACGGATACGGTCGTTGGTCTGAGAGATGTTCTCCATCCCTTCCATCTGCTCTTGGAAGTCAAGCCGACTGATGTTCCCCGCCTGTTGCAACTGCAAGCCCGTAACGATTTTCTGTGGTTCGTCCCAGCCCGCCATGAGACCGAATACTCGACGTGTCTCGTACTGGCCGTCGATGTCGATTCCAGGGTCGTACAGTTCGGCCCTCTTTTTCCCACGGCCTACCAGTGGCCGACTCCGTCCAGCGTTCCGCGCTTCGTCCCACATCAACCTCCTTGTGTCTAGGTCTTGGATGGCGTATCGGAGGACCTTGTGGTACTCCTTGATTTCCAGATCGATCGCACCAGTGAGCGTATCCAGGCCCTTACCTGTGACGAACGAGTTTGGAGATTGGGCATCGTCGGTGACTGGGTATGAGACTCCCATGCGTAGATAGCGTTCCATTCGATCAATGCCTTGGAACTGCTGGTATCCGATGTTCGCGATGGGCTTCTCGACACGGGTGCCTCCCTCGAAACGGTTGACGGCTTTGCGTCCCTTGCGGTACTTGTCGCCTTCGAGTGACTGGCCGTACACGTTGGTCTCTGTGAACACGGCGTCTTCGAGAGCGATGTATTGCAAGATGTTGATGCGGGCCATCATTGAGAGCAGACCGACTGTGTGGTCGTAGTGACCGCTGAGGGCGTTGAACGCGAATCGCTTGGGTACGACGAAGCGGTTGACTGGTGCGATCGGATTGGGAATCCACTCCAACAGAATCTCGTACTTGGGGATCACGATGAACGTGCCCTCTGAGTAGAAGTATTCAGCGACGAGGACACCGTCACCACCCTGGTTGGCCCAGGAGTTCGCGTCGATGACGTTGCCGAGGATCAGCGCACCACCTGTGGCGCGAGGTCGTTTCGCCAGGATCATCGCTCTGAGTCCTGGGTACAGGGATTCGAGGTGGGTGAGCGGGACCTGCCTGATGGTGGCGAGTTCTTCTGGCTGCTGATTGACGCTCCAACTGCCAGGGAAGCAGTCGTATGGATCGCGCATCTCTGCTGCTGGGTAGCGGTTGCCGTGAATGTCGATCTCATCTTTGATGATCCACACGCCGAAGCCGTAGCCGGGAAGCCAACGAGACATCTGCGGGAGCTGCATCTCCAACCGGCTGGTCCGATCGTAGGAGTCGATGATCCGTTCGGTCTTCTCGGCACGTCTCTTGGCAACTCCCGAGTCTTTGTATCCGTATTCGGGAATCTTCAGGTCGGGGAGACCGCCACCGATCTTCTGTGCGAGACGCCCGATCGCTGAATGGAACAGCGGAGGGATGGGAAGTAGGTCATCGACCTCATCAAGGGTGGTGCCGAGCAATGCTCGGATACCAGCAACACCGCCGTCCATGACGGCGCGAGTCCGTGTTCGCTGTGGGAGTACGGACGAGTGGATCGACTGCAAATAGGTGATCCGTTGGATCACTTCTTCGAGGCTCATGGAGGGCATAACCTCAGGAAGGGCTTGAACTGCTACCACGGTGCCTCGTTCCAATCAATAGCGCTGAAGCTAGAGTACGACTGTTCGTACTCGAACTCCACCTCAGCCTCATATTCTTTGACCCAGCGACGGATCGCCTTCATCGGGAACCATGATGCCATGAGAACATCCGACTTGTAGCCTCTTCGGGTGTTCCGGTTGGAACCTGCTGCTTCACGACTGAAGTATTGGGCCTGCGAAATGTAGAGGTCGGTCTTCCTCATCGACTCAGGGTTGCCGTAGGGGAGGTCAATCATGGGATGTTTGACTTCACGGCCAGTGGTGGCGTCGGTGATTGTGACGAACTGCTCGAAGTTCTTCGCTAGGGCGGTGAGGCCGATGTGTGGGTCCCACTTGTTCTTCTGTGTCTGGTGCCCTTCGAGATGGATTCCGTTGGAGGTGACGAAGTTACGGACATCAGTGTCGGTGGCGTATCCCCGTTGGAAGCCGTTCTCTTCGATCACCCAGTGGCGCAGGTCGGGGTACTTCTGGAACCACTCTCGGAGGATGGTCAGGAACCCAGGAACACCGGCCCCGGCGTCTTGAACGAGGTCTATGAGAGCCATCTGTTTGGTGACACGGTTGAATCCCCACATGAACGCCGACTGGTATCCAGCGACGGAGGGGTCTAAGCCTGCGACGAGGGTGGAGTATTCGGGTATTTCTCCGATGACGCGTGGGGTGCGGGTGGCTCGCATGGCATCAGGGTTGAAGATCATCAGACCTTCAGCGATGGCTACGTTCTGGTAGACCATTTGGAAGAGGGCGTCACCACCTGAAATCTCGAAGGCGCGTCTCTGTGACTGCAGCCAACGGTACGGGTTGAGTTCGGGGAACATCATGCAGTCGATGTGGACTTCTTCGTCCATTTCGGGGAGGCCACACTCGGGGTTGTGTGCCCGTTCGACGAGGATTCGCCATTCGACGTTGTCGAGCAGGTAGCCGTACAGGTCGTCAGGGTGCTGCCTTGATCCAATAACTACGACGCCGGTTTTGTCCATCACGCGTGAACCAGCGGTAACGGTAAACCAGTGTCGGGTTGCGGTACGAGCTGATGGTTGGATCGTTGACTTGTCGTCGTCGATGTCGTCCACGATCATAAAGTCCACGTCTCGGGAGAGGATGCGGCCTTCCCGTCCCACGGCCTGCATTGTGGGACTCTTGATACCGCTCACCGTCCGTGTTCCGATCGTGAACTGCTTTCTCGACCATGATTTACCCGTTCTGCTCGCTGGCTTGAACTGACGGTCGGGGGGCAGGAACCTTGCGACGATCTGAGCGTTGTTCTCGAACTGGTCTTCCATTGAAGCTGTCCAGTCCTCTGCGAGCTGTGAGTTGGAGGCGATCCACAGGATGCGGAAGTTGGGGTCTCTGAGGATCAGCCAGATACAGAAGTCGATCAGGAGCTGCGTTTTGCCGTGCCGGGGCGGTGAGAGGATCATCTGACGTGAGCCGGTGAAGATCGCCCACAGAATCGCTTTGATCCAGTTGAGGTGGAACTGCTTGGTGATGTACGGGTCACCGCGTTCGTCGGTCATGCAGGTCTCACGGAACTTCCCGAACCAGGAGGTCATCTCGTCTAGCCACGCATCTAGGAGTTCTTCGTCTTCGGGTGCTTCGCCTTGGTGGAGGCCGAGCATCTGCAGGTTTTCGGGTTCCAGCTCCCAGTCGAAGGCGAGGGTCTGAACGTGGATGTCTTCTCGGATCGCTTCGAGGATGCGACTGATGGTGGCTGGGGTGAAGCCGAGTAGTTGGCCGACTGTCCGTTGGTCGAGTGATCCGTCTAGGAGTCCACCGACGAGTTCGGGGCGTTCTAGGAGTTTCTCGTATGCGGGGCCTCGGCGCATGGTGGCCCGCATCCAGGGTGGTTGGACCTTGGGGTCCATTTCTGTGACGGCTTGGATGACGCCAAGGTCGGTGTTGAGGTCGTCTGCGATGGATTCGACCTGGGTACGTTCCTTCTCTTTGGCGTATGCGCGTGCGCGTCGCACAGCGTCGGAGCAGCGTTTCTCGCAGTAGAGCTTGTTGCCGTTGTCCTTGTCACTGATGGTGTTGGGACACTTGGGGTTTCTGCATCGTCGGGAGGCCACGGTCCGATCCTACTGGTTAGACTGGTGTTCTCCATAGAAGGGATAGGAGATGGCTAAGGACGACACGTCCGACGCGACCGATTCTGTCGAATCGACAACCATGAATGGGGAGGATGAGGTGCTGCGGTTGCAGTGTCTTCACTATGTCAGTACCTACCAGTCGATTACTGGTGTGGGGTACACGATGAAGGCAGTCATCGAAGCTGCTGATGCTCTGTTCGATTTCGTTCAGTTGGGGTTGGTCCCGGCTGATGACGACGATCGGGACATCTAATGGCTACCAATACTGCTGGGCCGGGGATTCCGTGTCCGTGGCATATGGTGATGAAGAGGGAGCATCCTGCTGGTGCGCCTCCATGCTTTGTGCAGAAAGACAACCTGGGTGTCCGTGTGGTGAATATCGGGCAGATCATGGTGTGGTTGGTGGTGCAGGCGACTGAGCAGGCTGAGGCGTATATGCGTATCTTCGAGAAGATGGATGCTGATGCCAGTACGAAGGAGATGGGAACTGATGTCAGAGACTGATGTGGAGAAGGACCTGAAGAAGTTCGCTAAGGCGTGGCTGGGACGTAAGGGCCATCAGGACCCGAAGGTCAAGATCGTGATGATGTCGTTCTCTTGGGAGGACGAGGAAGGCGAAGAGTTCACCACAGTCCTCTATTCCAACGAATCGACATTGCTTCGTAGGGGGATGCAGTCGATCTTCAAGGAGATCATCGGCTGATGCCTATTTGTCCGGTCATCACCGGGATGAAGATCAAAGACGTGATCCCTCTGTTGGAGGGGTTGGGTTTCAGCGTGTTCTCTAGCGATCCGTTGGAGCTACCTGTTCCGTGGACCGAGACGATGGACAATCCCCCGCTTTGGCATCGTGTCGCTCCTGCTCGTCTGTCGGGGCTTGGTGACGGGAAGTTCACTGGTCCTGTCGATCTGCCGGTCGGAACGGAGATCGCAGTCCGTATCTACCTACAGGCTGGTACACGCGACTACGGACGTTCAGACTGGTCCGACTTCGATGAACCGGACCCGTAATGGTCGCCTACGCGCCTACGCGCTGCGAGAAGTGCAAGGCTACCGATTCGATGATTACAACGTGGACAGGTCCGACGATAAATCTGGACACCGAAGTCCGTGGTGAGATGTCCGGTTTCGAGTGCGTCGAATGCGGAGCCACATGCACCGTCGAATCTCCTGCTACAGTCCGAGACCTAGAAAGTCCCTGACACGGACTGGCGGGAAGACAGTGGAGAGACCCCCGCCTCTGCTCATGGCCAGCAGTGTATGACAATCCGACAAGTCAACACGCTGAACCCCAGTCGGGGAACTCAACTCTGACACAACCGTACACCCTGTACGCTTTCAGACCGCACACTGTACGCTTCTACCACTCACCGCAGCATATGACCCATATATGACTGCACAGAGTCGCAAGAATTACCAGAAACCCATACAGCCCTTACATAGAATGTAGAGGCCACCGTCGGTTGACTTGGGGGGGTCATACCTCGACACCTTCGGTGAATCAGGATGACTGAGCTACACGCGCAGGTACTTGATCGAAGATCAAGTCAATTCCCTGCAAGCAGAGCGACGCTGCTTCCACGGCGCACGTCAACAGGCGTGGTGGACCGGCTCTGTTGATACTTAGCCCAACGTGTGTGTTGACGGGTGGGTTGGGCTACGTGAGGCTGGTTGTTGTTGGGTTTTGATTCACAGCAGGCGTCAAC